AAATCATAACACAGGAGGCCGCGATGGCTTATTCAGTAGTTCCCAAGACAAAACGCGATGGTCTTATAACTCTTCTCGATGGGGGAGTGGTTACCCTCGATGTAGCCTACGAAGATGGTAATTTTACCTTCTCCGATCCTCAGCAGTTCTCGGAGCTGGTAGTAATGGATCGCGGTAATTTCGCAGCGATTCGGAAGCAAGATGAGCAAGCAAAAACAGGTTCATTCTCATTCCATTTCCGACAATTTACGGATGCAACTCAAGTGGGTGGAGTTCGTGATTTCATCAATAAAAGCGGAGTCTATAGTAGTAATGTTTCTACTGGTGCTACTGGAACTCCTTATATCGAGCATTACTGCGTAGATATTAAGTACACCGCAGAGGGAACGGATTTCGGAGATGCTGCTGATCATACTGTTACTCTCGCAAAATGTGTATGCTCTCTTGATTTCTCAGAGGGAGATCCTTCCAGCTTTACTCTGAATTTTACTTGTTATGGTGGAGTAACCGTTACAGGCCCAACCTAATCTAATCCATAGGAGGTACGAATGGAATTAGACTTGAAAAAACTCGGGAAGCATGAATCAAGGCTCCCGAGTTCTATTGCAACTTGTTTAGACTTTGTGAGCATCTGGGGGAGTAATCCTAATAGAGCTCAACTTGGGAGATTATGCGCTGCTTCTATCGCTCTATGCGTAGATCACGCTCGAATTCTTCCAGCCTATCCGATCTCCTCTGGGGATCCGATAGCATATGGGCATAAGATTCTCGATAGACTATTGGAGAACGGAGTCGCTCCGAGCGCAGTATATGAGATGGGGAGTTCTCTTCTGGTGGAGATGATGAAGATTATCCCTTCAGAGGATGAGGTCGAAGAGCGCGCAAATTTTACGCAAGCTCCCGAGGATGGCTAGATTATCTAGCTCTCCAGGTCGCTCTCCGATGGGGGAAGGATCCTGAATGGTTCTATAGCCTCTCCGAAGATCTCCGAATCTCAGTTCTCGCGGAATATCGATTATCCAATGAATCTCCAGAATCAAGAAAGGATAGACAAGAAGCGATAAAAAGGGCTAGAATGGAAGAGATGATTCGGAGAGCTAAAAGATGAGTACAAAAATAACCACTGGGAGAGCTGGAGTAGTAATCGATACAGATCTCCAGCAGTTCTATACAGGTTTCATCGATAAGGTAGCTCCGAACGCGAGAGCTATCATCGATGGAACTTTAGAGCAGATTCAACGCGAAGCGGTTCGAGATTGGCCAGTACGAAAGCCAAATATAACCCGAGATCGAGATGGAAGAATCATCGAGGTAGAGAAAACCACTCAGGAATCCTATAAGAAATTCGAGCGCGGATATCGCATAACTCCCGATGGGGGATTCGAAGGATATCTTCGAAATACCGCTCCATATTCCTGGTATATTCAATTTGGATTATATTCTCCCTCTGTAAATTCGCAGAGAAAGCATATTGTACAACCTACTGGTAAACGAGCAGCTCAAGAGCTCATGATCAAACCGCAGAAAAAACAAGCGAAGAAGGTTATCGAGGCTCTCGCTGATGATCTTATGAGGAGGATATAATGGCTGAAGAGAAACGATCGATTAATATCGCGTATAAAGCGGATCTCAAGGATCTAATCGCAAAACTAAAACAGATGCCTAACGTAACCGAAGCAGAAGCCAAGAAGATGGTAGCTGCTCTCGATAGGCAACTCAAGCAAGCGGAGAAGGCATCGAAACAAGCCGCGGATGCATCAAAGAAGGCAGCGAGAGAAGCAGCGAACGCAGCCTCGCGAGGAGCGAAGGATTTTGATGATTTAGCAGATAGCGCGAGGAGAGCTGAGGAACGGTTAGAACGTGTAGCGGAATCCTCCGGAGATATCGATCGCGGTTTCTCCTCTGTTGGATTGGCTCTTCGAGGAGTGAATCCTCAAGTAGCAGAGGCCGCGGATGGACTCGCGGATATGTTCGCAGTAGTGGAAGGCCTAACCATGAGCGTAACCGCTCTTAATCCTGTTGTAGTAGCTGCTGGGGTTGCTATTGGGGCCTTAACTCTGGGATATGTAGCGCATCAAGCAGAACTCGAGAAAGCGAGACAGTTAACGCTCGAGCTTAAGGATGCTCAAGAGGCTCTCGCTACCTCTCAGCTAGAGCAGGAAGATAATCTCGTAGATGCTGGAGCAAAACTTCGAGATCTCCAGAGAGATTATAAATTATTAACAGGTCAAATAACCCAGTATGAATACGATCTCGAGAAGGCTGGAGAGGCTGCTGAGGTTGCGTTTCTTGGGAATATCAAGTTCGCGAAGGAAGCAGCGAAGGAAGCATCAAATAATGTAAAGATGGTTAATGCTCTTCTCAGTAATTATACAAAGGTTGGAAAGCTAGCGCTCTCGGATTCGGAGATAGAACGCTTAAGATTATTACAATTACAGAATGACCAGATCAATAATAGTCTAGATCTTACCAGTAAACAAAAAGGAGTTCATGAAGCTCTATTCATTCTCCAGAAATCTGTAACTGCAGAGGCCGCGGAGCAAAATCTAAATGTTAAAAAAGTAACTTTAGCTCAAGAAGAAGCGATTCGATTAGCGAGAGAAATGGTTACTATGGAGAACGAACTCGCGAAGGCTACTGAGGAAGCAGAAAAGCAAACTAATAAGAAAGTCGAAGCAAGTAAAAAAATAATCCCAATAAAAGAAGATGAACTAGATCTTATTCAACAACAGATCGAAGCGGAGAATCGATTCTTTGATAGACAAATAGAAGCGAATCAAAGATTAGAAGATGCTCAGATCGAATCTTTTATGAATGCTCAGGATCGCGATAAACAAAAAGAACTTCGAGACGCTCTCGCGTTCGGTCGAAAAATAGAAGAGATCGAGGAACTTGGAAGAATCGCAGAAGAAGAAGAACTCGCTCAAGATATTATAGCACAGATGATGCATAATAATGAGCTCAAGCGCATCGAGGAACTCAAAGAGAAACGCGAAGAAGCAGCTAAAGAGAATCTAGAATCTCTTATGGAATTTGGGAACGTGGCAACGCAGCTCGGGGAGAATCTGATTAAGAACTCTCAGCTCGAGATCGATATGAGCGATAAGAAGCGCGAAGAACTCGCGAAAATGAGCGATATCGAGCGCGATGCATACGAGAAGAAGAGAAAGCAGCTCCGCGCGTTGTTTACTTTTCAAAAAGGGATGAGTATGGCTGAAGTAGCGATGAAAACCGCAGAGGCCATTATCGCAGCTCAAAAATTAATCCCTCCATTTAACTTTATTCAAGCTGGTATCGCTACTGGTATCGGGGCCGCTCAGCTTGGAGTCGTAATGTCTCAGCAGATGCCTAGCTTCCATATGGGGGGACTCGCTCAGGATGAATCTACCGCTCGAGTATTGAAAGGGGAAGCGGTTCTCGATAGAGCTACAGTAAGAAGAATCGGAGGAGAGCAAGGGGTTCGAAATCTCCAGCAGGGAGGCTCGAACGGATCTCAAACCGTAGTAATCCAACCATTCAAGCATTTTGGAAGATTCGCGAAGGATCTCGGAATCTCATCTCCTAAACTCCAAGGAATTAGAGGATATTAAACGATGGCAAATATAACCCCAGATAATATGAGAGGGATTCTCATCCCGTATATTGGAATCAAGAAGAGCGCGTTATGGGATGCTCAATCTAACTTTACTCAAGCGAATCCCCGAAGCGGTATCCCCGAAGCGCAGAATATCGGGACTGGACTCGTATTATCCGCTATCGGTTCTCAAGGTGAGGATATCGAGGTAGAAACCATCGAGGGAGGGATACCAGGAGAAGCGCAGTTCAAATGGAGAGGAGAAGATTCGATCGATCTTGGACAGGATGCGAACCATATCATCACCGAATCAGGATTATGGAAATATAGCGCGAGCGCATCTGCTGGAGAATATTTCTACTCAGATTGTGTATCAGATACCGAGGGTCGATTATGGGTAGTATCGGAGCGAGTCACGTTATCGAACGTTCATACCATTCAGCTACATAGACAAGAGAAAAACGGAGCGATTACTCTCGTTAAAACGTTCGTATCGACTCCTGGAACGTTTTCAACTAATGGATATCCATGTATAACGAGAACTCAGGATGGGAATCTTCTCGTAGCCTTCTTCCAGTATGTAACCCAAGATGATGTAAATATAATCATCGAAAGAAGCATCGATAATGGGGATACATGGAATCGAATCTCGAACCGAGGATTAAAAACCTCTATCGATTCTACGGATGCAGCTCCTCGGAAGATGCGAATGGTGAATATCGATTCGAGCGTGGTTCTATTCATCGAAACCATAACCAGTAATCGGAACTCCGTATATCAGTTCGTTTCTCGAGATGCTGGTTCGAGTTTCCAGCTTCAAGATCAAAGATCTCAGATCTCCGAAGGTGATTTCCATGAACCATCCCCGATCGCTCTTCCTGATGGTTCTATCGGATTGGCTTGGGTAAATTCTAGCGCGGATCTCAAGTGGACTCGAATACCGAATCCAGGAATCCGAGCTACCTCCAACGATTGGAGAAATATTCGAGAAGAAACTATAGAATCTACTCTAAACTATGGGAATGTAGTATCGGGGATTCTCTATGATGGGAACGTATGCTCATTCTATAAAGATGGGAAGATCTACGTAGTAGCTCAGGAATATGGAGATGGTCGGTTACTTATGTTCTACTCAGATGATCTCGGGGATAACTGGTATCGCGCTTCTCCTGCTGGAGGAGTTATCGAAGATGCGGTTATACTTGATTATGGTTCGAATGCTGATCGATTAACTGCTCTCTCTGCATGCGTTCACGAAGGGAGAGCGAAGATCTTCGCTCATAATACGTATTCTGTATGGTATCTCGCGCTCTCTGGATTCTCTACCTTCAACTATCCGAAGCGATTAGAGCAGCCTCTCCGATCTCAGTATATGAGATGGGATTCTACCTATATCCCAGTAATGCTCCCTGCTACCTCCTCTCAATATGCCACGAATGGAACAGGAACTCAGCAGCTCGATAGCGAGGGATTAAATCTCGATACCAGTACGAATATCAGAGAATATCGATATAGTCATTCTGGGAACTATTTCTCGGAAGGTCAGGTTATCCGATTGAGATTACAAGTAGATCAGAATACAAGTTTACTCCATGATTATATCGCGTTTAGATCTGCTCAAGATGATCTCTCAACGAATAGCGCAGAGTTAATCCTTCGATTCTCTGAAACTACGATACAAGTACGAGATAACTCTGGAGTTCTAGCTACCATCTCTCATGATATGACAGTATCCACAGAGATTGTAATATTTTGGAAAGATACCCAAGCGAAGATCTACTATCGAACCGCAGATCTTAAAAGTTCAAAAAAATGGAATCTCGAATCGATCAGCAGTATCGCAAAAATCGGTACGGGATTGGGGAATACTATCGAATGGGGTCATAGAGCATTTACTGGAACTGATCAATATATCTCCCACTGGCAAGAGGTTAGCATCTCGAGCGGAGAGCAGGCTGGATTATATGATACCTCCCTCCGAGGAGCTCTCTATCCGAACTATGGGGAATATATCTATCTCGATGGAGGCCTCAATATAACCGCGAAGGATTCTCCAGCTCGGGGAGAAGATATATACAAGATCGAAGCTCGATACGATTATCCCATCGATAATATCTTCCATCAAATCTCTCTCTCTCCTCGGATTACGTGGAGATCTCTGAATGATTCAGCTACGAATCGAATCCCTCTTCTTATGGATGAGAACGTAGGGAGCGCGATAAAAACGATGGGGTTATCGGATGTTCTCGGGTTATACTTGGGGAATATCAACTTCCAGAAATTCGATCTCCTATCCTGGAACGGTAGCGCGTGGGATATTCTAGCCTCCATCGATACTGCTGGAGACTTTGCAGGAGATTATACGCTTCGAGGAGCTACGATTGTACCGAATGGAGTAGGGAACGATTTCTATCTTCATTATGGGGAGGTCGTAGGATGGAGAGCTAAACTCTCAGTCGGAGAGGATACGGAGATAATCGTTAAGATCGTGCAGAATAGCGAGGGCCTCTGGGGAGATAATACGGACTCAAAACAAGCGGTTCTCGTATATGATACAAAATTAACCGATCCTTCTACCATTCCAGCTACTGGAAAGATCGAACTCATCCCTCCGAGTATCACTTTCACGAAGGCGAGGCTCGATGGAGTCAACTTAGGAACCAGAGCTCTCGCGATCTCCATTCCTCCTCAAGCTACTCTCGAGGGATACTTCCAGATCGGATCGATGCTGATGGGTTCAATCGCGTTCCCAGCTCCTCAATATCAGAGAGGCCGCGTTATCTCTTACGAACCAAATATTCAAACCGAGAGTACCTTGGATGGGATGTTCTTTTCTCGAAAGATGAGCGAAGGCCGTAGAACAGTCTCTATCGCGTGGACTGAACCGATCGATACTACTCGCTTGTATGATAGAGCTCCAGATTACTGGCAAATGAGCAGCTCTTCCGGAGCTCTTCCAGTAGGAAACTATGGGGATGCTCCATTTCTCATGCAAGGGATAGTTCGATATCTCCAAAATAGGCTCCCAATCGTTTATCTCCCTCTCATCAAGAAGGGAACCGATGAGCAGCTTCAGAATCGATTATATGATCATCTCCTCTGTAGAACTACTGGAGCGATCTCTATCGAGTCCGTATTGGGTGAAGAGCTGGAGAATGAGTTATTCCGAGTTTCTACAATGAACCTCGAGGAGATTGAATAATGGATTCGATTAAGCGCAGCGATATTCTCCAGGGAGATATCTGCTTCCTATTGGAGATCGAATATTATGGAACTCCATATCGATTCTCTACTATCCCGATTCAGATCGAAGATATCGCAGAGAATCAGATTATCCCATATCGAGGAGGCCTCTCCGATCCCGATGTCAATCTCCAATCTCAGAGAGTAGGAGTAGATCTGGAAGCGAATACGATCTCTCTCGAACTTGTATTCGAAGAGGTAGACTGGATCCGAGAATGGAAGCGAGGGAGGACTCTGAACGATTCTCCCTGCGAACTCTCGATGGTAATCGTATTCGAAGGAAAAACGAGCTTCACCATCCAAGATCGAATCGGGATATTTAAGGGCCGCGTATTGGATGCCATCTTCGGAGATCCAGCAGCTCAGATGGGATCTATCTCCTTCTCCATCGAGAACAGTACGAATATTCGAGATATCAAGCTCGTAGGAACTCATCATATCATTAGAGAAGAGGAGTTCTCTATCGGGATTATCGAACAATCTAAAGGAAAGGTCGTTCCATTCGTATTCGGAGATCTGGGAATCGCTACTCTTGAGACTCGAACAGGAGATCTAACTACGGAGAATCAGATTCCAACCTCTCCAGCCTATCAAGCTGGGGGAACTCCTACTCTCCTCACTCAATATTTTCTCGTAGCCTATCACGAAGTTATCGGAGGGAGGGTTCGAGTATATGATGGGAATGGGGGAAATATGTTAAATCCAGCCTATCAGATGGTCGATTCTCGAGGAAAAACTCTCTCGTATGTTCCTTACTACATCACAGGAGTAGGCTCCCCAGAAGGAACGAATATCGAGGATAATGGGTTCCAACTATCCTCCCCAGAACTCTCCTTCGGTTATTACGCATCTTGGGGAGAATCTAACGGAGCGCATCCGAATCCCTTCTCGAATGGTTCTCTCAAATCCGCAGTAGATCTATCTCTATTCGTTCTTGAGCTCTCGGGATTGGATTATGATATCGGAGCCTGGAGAGGCCTCGAGGGAGTCCTCAACCGCTATAAGTTCTCTGGATATGTAAATGATCTGGAGGTTTCTGCTCTCGATTGGATTCAGAATAATATCTGGGAGTTACTCCCCATCGAGATCACGAATGGCCCGAAGGGAATCAAACCGAATCTCGATCTCTATATGTACTCTCAAACCATCGAACCTACTCATTATCTCTATGACTCTGGAGAGCTAGAAATCATCTCTCCATTAACTCCGCTCGAGCAAGAGATATACAATAAAATAACGGTTCGATTCGGTTACGAAGGTTCCCAGGGGAACTATCGATCGAAGGTAATAATCGATCCAGATGCATCAGAAGAGATCGGATTAACTTATACGGATGCACTCGCGGAGATCTCCTTCTCGAGATATGGCCTTCGAGAACTGATTATCGAGGCTCCGTTCGTATGGGATCTGGATACTGCGGTTCGCATCGCGAGAGATAAGATTCGATATCATGCTCTTCCAGCTTACGCGATAGAGATCTCAGCAGCTCCAAAATATGGATATTTGGATCTCGGAGATATTGTTTCTCTAACCTCAGAGAGAATCGGATACGATTCTCATAAATGTCAGATTATGAGTAAATCCTGGAGTAATAACCGATGGAGATTCATTCTTCAGCTCGAGGATAATCCTCTGGTGAACCTTCGAAATTAGAATTTGCCGATATTCAATAAAATATCGGATAGGATAATAGCATGGTAACAGTATATCTAGATAGACAACATTGTGGAAAGCCTTCGAAGCCTATGGATCGGGGAGCTACTGTAGAACCATCTCCAGAGTTCGGAAAGGGGATGGAAGCTATCTATACAGGCTATCTATCGCTCCTCATCGAGGAAAAATTACTCGAGATGGATGCTATTGTATTCTCGATATCGGATGGAGAATATCGCGATAGGCATCGAAGAGTAAACGATATCGCGAGTCAGTTCGAAGGGCCTCAAGTCTATCTCTCCCTTCATCTGAATGCAGGGGATGGAGATTACGCGAGCTTCTTCCATCATCATCTATCCACGAATGGAAAGAATCTAGCAGAGAAGATCGCAGCTCGGATGGAGAGTTACCAGGATAAATATCCAGATATCAAACGATATCTCGTTAAATCTGCGAATCCTGATGACTGGACTCGAAACGCATATTACACTATCCGCGGAGTATCGGATCCCGTAGCGATCTGCTGCGAACCTATGTTCATCGATACCCATCGCGAATACTTAACTCTACCCCATCTCGAATCGATAGCTCAAGCGATCGCGGTAGGGATCTTCGATTGGGTGCTATAATGGAAGAGAATCTCATTCATCTCATGTTAAATGGGGGAGCGAATATCGCGTTCGGTTTATTCCTCTATATGCAGAATAAAGAACTCCAGAAGAGAGCAGATGATCGCGAAGCGAAGCAAGAGCAGAAAGAGAAGGAGCTTCGGGATCGTTATGATCGTGTCATCGCAGATATGCAAACTCGCGAGGATACCATTCGAAGAGAACTGGTAACGGAGATCAATGATCTGGAGCGTAAGGTAACTACTCTGGAAACTAAGATAGAGCATATCTTCAAGATCGTAGATGAAATCAAAGCTCGGTTCGTAACGGTTCGATAATCTTCTGGATGCTCTCCTCAGGAAACAGATTAAAAGGCGCGCGCTTAAAAAAAGTTAAATCCTCTGGGGAATCATTATGAACCCAGAACTCACTCAGGAAGGGAACCATCCCTTCTATCGTGGTATATAGTAATCGAGTATCGATGATACCCATATAGAGTCTCCCTTTATAGAGAAATCCTTCCATAGTCAGATCGGATATGAGTTCTCCCTTCTCGATGGAGCTCAAGCGCGAAGCGATCTCCAATCCTCTCTCGGGGAACGCGCTCCTCCTATGTCTCATCGAGAAATGTTGCATCGGTCTACTCTTCCAGAGTCGAGCGGAGATGGTTTTCTCTTCTCCATCGAAGCTATACAGATAATCGATCCCATTATCGGTATCGATACTCATCCCGAGCGTAGAACTCCATGTTCCTGGATACTGCTTCGAGATGGTTGGAACCACGAATCCAAACCATAATCGATCCGATTCTTTTAATCTGAACTGCGTACTCATATCGATATCTCCGAGATGAGAGCAGTATAACCGAAAAAAGATGCATTTTATTATACTTTTTTGCATAGTATATAAAACTATGGTATATATATATATATCCAATGAGGATATAAAAACAACGAGGTACAAAATGATCTATTCAGATGGGCAAAATCAATTCAAAGTAGACTGGACACAGAGCAAGCGCAAGAGCGGAACTACCAGAAGAGTATACGTTCAACGATTAGCAGCTCCAGAGCGAGAGAACGGAACCACAGTTCGCAGATTCGTAGGAGATGCATTCTGCGGAGTGAACTTAACCAAGATCGGAAAAGCATGGAAGATCGAAGGCTATCAAGGTACATTCAAGTGGGCTCAAGCTCTACAATATGCAGTCAATATCGCAGTAATAAAAAATCTATCATAATCAAAAAGGAGGGGCCTTCGGGTTCCTCCTCATCTATCGAGGTACAAAATGAAGATAAAACTATTAAGAGAGAATATCTCGCAGCTCGAGGAGAAGGCAGTAGAAGCCTATCTCGAGAAGAATTTCGCAGAGGTTCGAAGAATCGGGATGATAATCGAGATTAACCAACAAATGATCAAACAACTAGAAGAAGCAGAGGTACAAAATGACAAGAAGAACAGCTAAACAAATCGGAAAGAACATCGGGTTCGGATTCGTAGTTATGGGGGCCGCGTTGCTCTGGTTCCCCATGTTTCATGCGATTAACGCTATCGCAGTAGCTATTATGGGAGGTATACAATGAGTTACAACGAACCAACACTTAACAGATTCGATGAAGGAAGAACCTTCTCTCTAAATATTACCATCCAATGTCCTCTAAGGATAAAGCAACTAATACCAACCTTTACTAATATGGATATGCGAACGTTTAGGAGAGGAGGTGTAATAGATGCTATCCCAAGTGATATACATGACTTTAGTTTACGGGAGCTTCTACCATTCATCGATGATCTATGGATTCGTGAAACCTGTAAAACTATGATGAATAATCCATTAATAGATCGGATCTTTATCTCGAAGAAGGAAGTATTACGGATTCATGACTTTAGAACGGAGGACTATAAATGTCTAGTAAGATGTACCGTTCTCGTAGACTGTGAGATCGAATATAAAACCTTTGAAATGAAACATGCGAAAGAACTTCTCAAGCATGTAGAAACTATGGAACTTTCGATTAGAACCGCGAATTGTTTTAAAAATCTCGGAATAGAATATATACACCAGCTCGTAACGTGGTCTTCTCTTGATCTATTGAAAACAAAAAACTTCGGTCGGAAATCCTTATTCGAAATAAAAGAACTATTAAGCGAAAGAGGATTATCTCTTTCTGATGAAAGAGGTGAACAATGAGTTATAGAAGAACATATATTCGCAGAAATGGGAGAACCCAATATCGAGAGAATTCAGGACAGCGAAGAGATGAGCAGAGATTCGAGATTAATGGGGATACTGGGTTCGTATGTAGATATTGGAGTCCAATATATTGTCAATGGGTATGGGAAGCGCAGCTCATGAGAGAAGGCCTTATATATAAGCGAGAGTTCACTGGAACCGATCCTCTGGAAGCGAAGCTCTGGTTATTCTCGAAAAATGATGCTCTAACGAATCCGCAGTTCGCTCGAACTCTGGGAGAATATATTACAGATTCGAACTTTACTCATGAGGATCTAGCAAGCCTCGCAGATCTCACGAAGGCAACGATCGCGAAATGGATCTCGGGAGAAATGTATCCGAATATCCCATCTCTGGTGAGAATATGCCATATTCTATTCGAGGAAAGATGGTTCGAGAAATATGAGGAACTATCTCTAATGATAGATCTGGAGAGATAACATGGGATGGTTACAAGTATATCAAGGGATTCTCCAAGGAACTCCCGTTCCTATGGGGAGGCCTCGATTCACGAGAAGCGGAAGAGCATATACTGGAAAGAGCTCGAGGGAGTATAAGAATACTCAGATCGTTAATCTCATAGCAGCGAAGGGAGAGGACTGGAAGCCGCTCGAAGGGCCTCTCCGCGTGAATATCACGTTCGTATCTCCGAGACCGAAGAGGCTTCTCCTAAAGTCTGGGGATACTCCAGAAGGGAGAATCTATAAAACCACGAAACCCGATATCGATAATCTTTTGAAGATGGTACTCGATATCATTACTCAGAGCGAGATCTGGATGGATGATAATCGCGTAGTATGCATCTCATGCGAGGATTACTACGCATCGAAATCGGAGGATCCTCATACGCTATTTACGATCCACGAATGGAGGGAAGATGGGTAATATTAATTTAAATCTCGGATGCTCTCTGGAAGCTATGAGAGAGATGCAGGATAACCAGTACGATCTCGCTATCGTAGATCCTCCTTATGGAGTGGACACGAAGAGCGCGTTCAATGGTTCCGGGAAACTCAAAAATAGAACTCTCAATCGAGATACGAAGATCGATCGATGGGATACCGCTCCTTCTCCAGAATACTTCTCGGAGCTCTTCCGAGTGAGTAAAGAGCAGATCATATGGGGAGGAAACTATTTTGATCTTCCTCCTACTCGATGCGTAATCGCTTGGGATAAGGTTCAACCATGGGAGAACTTTTCAGGATGGGAGATGGCTTGGACTTCGTACAATAAACCAGCTCCGATCTTCCGATTCGATAATCGAACGAAAGGAAAGATCCATCCTACTCAGAAGCCTATCCAGCTCTATCGATGGCTACTGGATAAATTCGCGAAGGAAGGGGATAAGATACTAGATACTCATCTAGGATCTGGAAATATCGCGCTCGCTTGCTATGATGGAGGATTCTCTCTGGATGCTTGGGAGATCGATCCTGATTATCATGGTAGAGCGGTAGCACGCTTCGAGAAGCATTCGAGACAGTTAAGATTATTCGGAGGAGATGATGGATAAGAGATTCAAGATATCTTTATTCTCCAATCGATACGCGAGGATCCCCATCTCTCATGAGGTATCCAGGAGAGATCTGGGGAGAGGCCTTCTTATGCCTGCGGTACCATATCCAGTAACCCAGAAGAATACTCTCCCTCTCTGGAGTCCCACGATCTTCGATGGGAGTAGATCTGGAGCGAACGCGCGGTTCATCTCATGCCTAGTATTCGATCTGGATGATGGTACGGATATAGCATTTCATAACAATTTCTTGGATTATGATTATCTATTCCATACCTCATTCTCCCATACCGAAGCTTATCACAAATATCGAGTAATCCTTCCTCTGGAGAATCCTATCCCTGCTCAGGATTGGAAGAGAGCAGCGAAGGCCGCGAAAGAGTTCTGGGATCTTATTATCGCAGTAGGAGAACCCGATTCGAATGCTCTTACGGATTGCGCTCGAATGTATTATCGATATGCTCATCCCGAATATCATGGAGCTGCGGAGATTCATCAGGTATTCGATAACCATACTGGGAACTATCTGGATCTCGATTACTCCCATATTCCTATCGAGGCTCCGAAGATCGTGCGAAGATATCAGAGATGGGAATCGCGGAAAGAAGGACAAAAAATGGGAATGGAGGCTCTATTCCATAATCCAGAATTTAGAATGGGAGTAGCGAATAAATCTGGAGCGAATATCGAGGGAAATATGGCTCGCGGTATCCGTTGCCCAGGTTGCGGAGAGAATGAGGTTTATTTTTCTATCGATCCTTCGCTTCCTCACGCGGTTTTATGGCCTCACTGTAACCGCGCGAATAACTGTAGATGGTGGGGTAAACTGGAGGATCTATTATGAGAATGCCTAAAACTTTAACTCCTTGGGGTATGAGAATCTTCAGATATATCGAGGTTCGAGGATGGAATCTAGATATATTAGAAGAGAAATCGGGGATCCCGAGATCATCTATTCTGAGATGGATGCAGGGAAGAACTCTTCCTCGCTTGGATGCGTGGATAATGATCTGCGATGCGCTCGCAAGTAATGAACAGGAGTTCGAGGATATCATCAAAGGAAGCATAGAATCAATCGTAGAATATCAGCTCGCTGCGAGAAGATACAAGAGAAGAACTGAGCAAAAAACAAAACAAAAATAACCGAATAATCAGAGGTACAAAATGCATTATTCAAAATGGGCAGCAACAAAAATACGACAAATCGGAAAGAGTGTTACCTCTTTCGTAGCAGAGAACGGACTAGGACAGGGAACCTATAACACCGCGAAAAGATTCGATCCCACTAGCGCGAATCTGGTGATATTCTGTGAGATAATCAATGAGAAGGAGGGAGGAGATCTGGAGAATTTCCATTCGCTCCTATTAGAGGCTATCAAGTCTACAAGATCCTATCATCACGCAGTAGAACGAATCGAGGCAAGTAAAAAATGAATGAGAATATGAGAAAACTACTCCAGCTCGCATCCGAGATGGGGATCGATGCAGAATATAAACATGCTCCAGAGGGAGCGGATATCGATACGTGGGATATGTTGGAGAAGCCTTCCCCCCAGTATGATAAGGAAGGGAACCTCAAAAAAGCGATTAAACCATTCTGTAATCGGAATAACCTCGCGGTAATATTGGAGAATGATCCCGAGTTCGCTTCTCTATGCTTCAATGACCACGCGAATAAAATCAAATGGAATGGGGAGGAACTCTGGGATCCGCATCTCGAAGATATTGGATTACATATGGAGCGATGTTATCGAGTGAGATATCCATCTCATGATATTAAGAGAGCGGTTCTACGGGTAGCCTATCAGAATATCGAGGAACCCATAAAAGATTATCTAAATGGTCTCAAGTGGGATGGGATAAATCGGATTAATGATCTCTTCGAGGTAGTATTCCGAGCGCAGATGATACCAGGTTCTCACCAGCTTATTAGAGAAATGAGTAGAAAATGGGTAATCTCTCTGGTAGCTCGAATCATCTATCCAGGATGTAAGATGGATACGTTCCTCGTACTCTGTGGAGAGAAGGGATTGGGGAAATCTACCGCGTTACGAACTCTGATTGGAGAATCATGGTTCGCAGATTCTCCGCTCGATATCTCGAAGAAAGATTCTCTCGAGCTGATTCATTCCTCCGAAACTTGGTTATGGGAACTAGCGGAGCTCCATAGCCTCCAAGGGAGAACCGCGGATAACTTTAAAGCATTCATCTCGAGCGCATCCGATAAGTTTAGGCCTTCTTATCAGCAGTTCCCTAAGAGCTATCTTCGGAGAGTCGTATTCGCAGGAACCTCGAATAATTATCAGTTCTTATCCGATGGCCCAGAAAGAAGAGTATGGCCTATTACATGTACAGGATCAATCGATATACATTATCTCCGAACTTGGCGCGATCAGATATTCGCAGAAGCGATGGAGGCTCTCAGAGATAGAGAGATATGGCATCTCGAGCGAGATTCTCAAGCGATGCTCTCTCATCTCCAACAGGCTTATATCATCGATGATCCTTGGGCTCTCAAGGTTCGAGAAGCGATCGTTCAAGGGAAGAATACTACCTCCGAGATTATGACTTATATTGAGCTCCCAGTATCTCAGCAGCATTCAGGGAACGCGAGAAGAATCGCTCAGATCGCGAGGGATTATGGTTATGAGCAGATAGTATCCGAAGGGAGTAGAATCTGGAGATTAAAATAAATTTTTTACTTGATTCGTATCTCGAAGCGATTATAATAATAATGATTGATTAATGCTTCAGGCTATTCGGTTATTATGTTGTTTTTCAAACCCCAAGGGCTTCTCTCCTCTTGGGGTTTGTTTTTTTCTCTGGAACTCCATCGAGGATGTAGTTCTACCGCGTAGAATGAACCAGCTCTTACAGATAGCTCCGTTCAAAATACAGATGATTACAGATAAAATACAGATGATTACAGATACCCTAATCTCGTATAACTGCGATATCTCCGTAAGTGTAGCCAAAAAAACCGGTATTTCTGCTATAATCTATATATAGAATACTTTTTTAAATAAAGTAATTATATTATATATAGGCCCGAAGAACGTAAGAAGCCAAAAAACAAGCTACTCCCAAGCCTACTCCGATGTAATAGCCGATTCGGGTATCTGTTTTCATCTGTATTTCATCTGTTTTCATCTGTATTTCGAGCGAGGTTATCTGTTTTCGAGCTTCTTGATAGCTTGCTTAACCCATCTCCGAGCTGGAGTTCCTCCCCATAAAGCCCACGCGATAGCAGCCTTCGAGGTTCGATCTCTTCGCGCGAGGCTCTCTTCCTCTGCTTCTCCATGTCTAGCGAACCACGCATCCATTAATCGGAGCTGCTCAAGATCTACCGCTCCAGATGCGATTCTCCTCGCGGTTCTCATTCCAGTTCCTGGAACTCTCTCTCCCTTCTCGGAGTCTTTGTAAGCAGCTCTTCTACTCATCGGGAGCGATAGGTTATAGTCGATAGCTCTTTGAGCTATGAGCTGGATGTTCTTTGGTACGTTTATAGTAGGCATAATGGTAAATCCTGAGTTATATTATGGGTATGAATGAGAACGAATCTATAATCCAATCTGTATTCGGGAGAATCGATCTTGGATGGGATCTACCCATCGAAGAAGCGATTACTCTCCTATCAGAAGGAATTGCAAAGTATCCCGAAGGTATAAAGCATACTCGAATCGGAGATACCTCTATTATAACAGTGAATGGAATCCCTTACTTAGATATCAAGTGGAATCCCAGAGGATACGAATGCTCAGCTCATACGGAAGCATTCCCCATCCTCGGATTACTAGGTACGGTATTGATAATCATAAAAGAACTGGAGAAGATCTATGGCTCGCAGTAAGAAGGATGATGCTCTAATCTCGTATAAGGTTTCCA